TCATAAATAACTAAAAACTAAGTTATGTCTGAAGTCAGAGTAAATAATATAGTAGACTTTGGTGGGAAGGGTGCTCCTACCTTTGACAATGGCGCAGTCATAAGTGGTGTAAGTAGTTTAGGAAATCAAGCAAAGATAGGTGGTAATGTAACTATAACCAGTGGTGGTATTAATGTGAGTGGTGTGACCACTGCTGCTACATTGTCTGGTAATCTCACTGGTGATGTTAATGCAGGATTCTTAACAGCAACGTCAACAGTCATTGGTAGTGGTGTGACTATCAATGCAGGTGGATTGAATATTACTGGTGTTGTGACTGCTACTACATTTACTGGTGATGGTTCTACCATGACAGGAGTAGCAATGACTATCACTCCTCTGGCATATAATCCTGATGTGTATGATAGTACAGTGCCTAAAGCAACAGGCATAGGAATCACATTTGATCATAGAATATTAGCAGGTAGTGGTAATGTAACTCTGAGTATAGCTACCAATGCAGGAGCAGCAGGCACAACAGTAGAAAACTTTGGTGTAGGTAGTTCAGTTACCATTGCAGGTAGGAAAGCAACCATTGACCCTACAAGTGATTTGACTGCTGGTGAAACATATCATATAAGTTATCCATCAGGTGCATTTACTAATACTGGTGGTGATGTAAGTTATGTTGGTACAGCATATACATTTGGAGTGAAACCTGAGTTTGCAGCACTTTTGGTGGCAGGACGTAATGATGTAGGGGGATTAGCACAAAATAATACAAACCATTATTCATCACCAGTTCAAATACCTGGCATTACTTGGAGTACTGAATTTTGTAATGGTGAATCTAGTCATGCAATTAAAACTGATGGAACACTATGGGGATGGGGAGATGGATATTGGGGTACTATAGGAGTTAATAATCAAGTAAAATATTCATCACCAGTTCAAATACCTGGTACTACATGGTCTAAGGTTAATAATTATGGTGGTCTATTTACAGCAGCAATCAAAACTGATGGAACACTATGGGCATGGGGACATAATGGTGGTGCTCAATTAGGACAGAATAATACTGATCATTATTCATCACCAAGACAAATACCTGGTACTACGTGGAAAGATGTTTCACCTCAATATAGAGCATGTATGGCAATTAAAACTGATGGAACACTATGGGGATGGGGAGGTAATAATGGTGGTCAATTAGGACTTAATAATGCAACATATTGTTCATCACCAATACAAATACCTGGTACTTCATGGAATACTTTAGGAACTGGTGATTATAATGGATGTTGTGTGAGAACAGATGGTACATTGTGGGTGTGGGGACATGGCAGTAGTGGAGCATTAGCACAAAATAATCAAACAAACTATTCATCACCAAAACAAATACCTGGTACTAATTGGGTAAAATGTGAAAGTTTTAGATATGGAGCATATGCAACTAAAACTGATGGAACATTATGGGCATGGGGACAAAATACTGGTGGTTATGAGGGAGCATTAGGACAAAATAATACAATAAGTTATTCATCACCAGTCCAAATACCTGGCACTAATTGGCATACAACAAGATGGAACGCAGGATCTGGTTGGCAGAATATAGTTGCAACCAAAACTGATGGAACACTATGGGCATGGGGTGTTAATGAATATGGAGGATTAGCACAAAATAATGTAGTAAGTTATTCATCACCAGTTCAAGTACCTGGCACTTCATGGACAGCAGTTTCTAGAGGAGTTGAAATGTACGGAATAATGGCAATAGGTACAATATAGACCAGTTACCAAACTGTCACACCCCTACTTGTCATAGTCATTGATAGTTTGTATACTGTGAATAGTTTAGTATTGATTTGTGATCTACTCTACAAAAGAAAAATTAATCTTTATTACATCATTCATGATCTTCATGAATTGGGGTGTAAGGTTAGTTCAATTTACCATAGCAAACTTCTAGAATATTAAGAGACAATTAAGTTTATAGATACTAGAACTAACATATGTTAGAATGTCCTCACATTACTCTTAATCCAATGCTTAATTTAGATGAAAGATACCACTCTTACCTAGATGGCAGCAAGAAAATGAGGATTGATGGTGGTGAGGAGAGAGTCATAGCATATGGATGGAACTGTGATGGTAATAATATAATAGGACATTATGTAATAACAGAGAACTATAAGTTATGTTATGATATGGAAGGTAGTTTTAGGAGCATGGAGACACTTGCTGAAGTGGCACAGGTATAATTGACTTTACCCTATTTTGATCTTATTATGTATTCATTGAGGGAAATTTATGATCAAATTACGTCCTCATCAAGAGAGGATTGTTGACAAGATGACTCACACCATCAAGGGTCAGGTGATTGTGCCTACTGGTGGTGGTAAAACTATGTGCATGATTACTGATGCATATAGACAGTTTCAATATGGTAATCAAACCATTGTAGTTGTAGCACCTAGAATATTATTAGCACAGCAATTATCAAATGATTTCTTAAAGATAATTGACAATGCAAAGGTGTTGCATGTACACAGTGGTGATACAGATCATTACAGTACAACTAACTCTAACACTATTGCTCAATGGGTTGCAAATAATTGGTACAGTAATAAGATTATATTTACTACATATCACTCACTGCACAGAATCAAGGAGTCTAGTATTCCTGTAAATACAATATACTTTGATGAGTCACACAACAGTGTTCAATCACATTTCTATCCTTCTACTAGATTTTTTGCAACTACAAATAATCGTAGGTGCTTTTTCTTTACTGCTACTCCTCATCACAGTAGTAGTGATGAAAGAGGCATGAACAATGAGGAAGTATATGGTAGAGTGATTGAGCAAGTACCTGCACCTGAGTTGGTTGATGCTGGTTACATACTACCACCTAAAGTTGTAATCCATAAGTGTGATATGATCAGAGATAGAAAGATTACTTGTGAAGATGATGCTGATAATATATTGTCCAGTATTGATTCTAATTCTGTAGATAAAATTCTCATCTGTGCTAGAAGAACATCTCAAATTGTACAGTTGTTTGCTAACAGTAAACTAGGCACAGAGTTGTATGGTAGAGGATACAACTGGATGTACATCACTGCCAAGACTGGTGCAGTTATCAATGGCATCAAGGTCAGTAGAGTCAAGTTCTTTGAGACATTGAACCAGTGGGGTAAGGACAATACTAGATTTGTTGTGTTACATCACAGTATACTATCTGAGGGTATAAATGTAAATGGACTGGAGGCAGTATTGTTTCTCAGGTCTATGAATTACACTGCTATCAGTCAAACTATTGGTAGAGTGATTAGAAAGGGAAATGCTAACAAACAGTTTGGCATTGTGTCTATTCCTGTGTATGATAGAGTTGGTATTAGTACATCAAAGAAAGTAAATGCAGTTGTTGACACTATCTTCAGACAGGGTGAACCTGCAATCTCATTGTCTAAGTAATTATGAATGAAACAAAGAGAAATGCTTTGATTGAGTTACAATCATTCTGGAATATAAGAATGAGTGAATTAGTGGAAGATGATCAACTAAGTGATGCTGACTCATTATATTTTGAGTTCAATGTTGATGAAAAAGACAATGACATTTTATTTTTGGAGTATTTAAATGACCTATGAACCACAAGTTGATGACTATGTAATATGGAAAAGACCTAATGGTGACTGGGAAGAGGGATGGGTTTATCATAAGGGAGATGCTGTAGATAATGAGAAAAGAGTTAAACAAGGGTGGAATCCTGTCTCACAATATATTACTATTGAAGTTGTAGTTTATCCCAAAAAAGAATGTAGTTATACTTCTGGTAAACCAATGAGGCATAAAAATGTGCATGTAACACTGCTATGTAATAGAGATAATTGGAATGAGTTAGAATATGTTAAGAATAGAAGAGGAGATTCTATGGCAGATATGTATAAATCGCAAGAAAGACCATTAGATATAGATAGTTATAGTTCAATTCCTGCTAGGTACTAACATGAATCCTGACAAGATTAAGATAGCAACAGAGAGGGAATTTGAGTATGAGAAAATATCAAGAACTATTGATAAGATGGATGACATAGATGATGTGAAGTTGATGCTTAAATATACTATTAAAATGGGAATGAAACAGACTGAGATACTGGGTAATATGTTGTTAGTTAAGTATTAATACATAATTGAGAAATGTATCAAAAATGTGCAAATTTGCTGACAAATTATATAAATAATGATAGAATTGGAGAGCAAGATGTAACCAAACCTTCTTGGTTATGTGTTAACAATAGGGAGAATTTTATGCACAATCTTATTTCATCCAATCAATTAGCAGCATGGAATAATATAAACCAGTCCCAAGAATTAAATGATAGGGAGTTAGTAAATGATTACTTTGATTGTCTAATTGAATGTGATGACCAACATCAAAGCAGAAGAATCTGCAAACAAATTCTAACATAGCATTGAAACCCTAGTTGACACTAGGGTTTTTTTGTGCCATAATATATCTGATGTAAAATTTATTATGATCACTAAAGATAAAGTAAGAAACCAAGTTAAGTCTAGATTCTATTACTTATTTTGGGGAATTGCAACCTTTTCTGTAGTTGCTGGTCAATTATATGTGGGTAGTGGATATAGAATATTTGCACAATCATTGAATAGAATATTTGATACTATTGAAGTGCAAGTTAGTGATGATTTTGAAAGATTTTACTGATGAAGGATACAATCTTATTTGGTGATTGTAGAGATACACTTAAACAATTTGATGAAAAAGCTAGGTGTTGTGTGACATCTCCACCTTACTATGGGTTGAGAGATTATGGTGGGGAAGATAAACAAATAGGATTAGAACAAACACCAGAAGAATATATTCAAGAGATGGTAAATGTGTTTAGATTAGTAAGAGATAACCTAACAGATGATGGCACATTGTGGTTAAACATTGGTGATAGTTATTATAATTATAGACCTGGTAAAGGAGGATTACCACAGCAAACTGTTAGTAACACCAAGCAAGATTTACCTGACCAATGTAATAGAAGAGCAAACAAATTAGAGGGACTAAAAGAGAAAGATTTAATTGGAATACCTTGGATGTTAGCATTTGCATTAAGAGCAGATGGATGGTACTTAAGGCAAGATATTATATGGAGTAAGGGTAATCCAATGCCAGAAAGTGTAAGGGATAGATGTACTAAATCACATGAATACATATTCTTATTAAGTAAGAGTCAGAATTATTACTTTGATGTTGATACTATTAAGGAACAATCTAGAAGGAAAAGATCAGTTTGGAATGTAAATGTTAAACCTAATAAACAAGCACACTTTGCAACTTACCCACCTGAGTTAATAACTCCTTGCATATTAGCAGGTAGTGAGGAGAATGATATTGTGCTTGATCCATTTATGGGAAGTGGCACAAC